AACAATCGAGTTGAAATATTCAAACAATGTTTTTGAGTTAAAAAGTATTGACGACTACCCACGAAAGTTTTACGATTATAATTTTTAACTATGAATAACTTTAATAAGTTCGACAAACTTGTCTTTACAATTTCATTAACTTTATTATTCTTAACGCTTATTTTAATCTGTTACTTATATGCACAAATTTACTAAAGACGACCACTACGCTATTATGCACTTGCTCGAAAAGTCAGAGCAAATAATTGACTTGCGAAAGCGTGAGGTTGCTAACGCAGGAACGAACGAGTGCGTTCGCATTAACGACTGGCAACGGGTCTACAAAGAACTCCAAGAAGCAATTGACCTGCTCAACAACCAAATTAAAAAGGCACAATAATGTTACAAGACAACTACGGCAATGTTATAATTGTCGAAAATACCAAAAAGCGAATAAGCGTTTATTTGCGTTTAGCATCCGAGCGTCATCGTAGGTTGGTCGGTCATATCGACCCCAAATATTTAACGCTCCACATCGAAAGGGAATTGTCAAAGCATCTACTTAACAAAGCAAATGCGTTTGGCATCAATTACACCCTGCTCGAAAAGTCAAAGACATTCAACTACGTTTGCCTACACGAAACCGACACCGACCGAATTTATTTATTCGACAAGCAGTGGGCAATTGACAACGGGCAGTTCTTATTCTTTAAAGAGCAGGGGTTTGAAAAACAGATATTTTTAAATCGTGACCTGCTCCAACAATGGCGCAAAAATGAAGAACATTGTGTTGAAATAAAAAATATCTATCGTAAACTAAAAAGTTAACTATCTTTGACAAAGTTCATCGTTGTTGTTGAACTTGTTGTTATTGTGTTATGGTGGGGGGTTGTTCCCTCACCATTTTTAAAAGGACAAAATGAACAAATACGGGGCTAAAAAGGTCAACAATGAATACGGCACTTTCGACTCAATGGGCGAATATCGAACGTGGCTGAAACTATCACAATTGCGCAAAGCCGAAGACCCTGCCGAAAGGGTGGTCGAACTGGAGCGACAAATTATTTACCCCTTAATTGTTAACGGCATCACCATCACACGCTACATTGCTGACTTTCGGGTGACCTATGCAGACGGACGTGTTGAAGTCATCGACTTTAAGAACCCGTACCTTAAAGATGGCAAGGGCAAAAGCACACCACCTGCTCAACTTTTTAATATGAAAGTCAAACTTATGAAAGCATTGCACGGGATTGATGTAAAAGTTTTATAAATTTGACACAATCAATACTTTAACAATGAGCAAACTGGACATATTACTTGACTTATACGGCAACCAATTTATTATTGCAATCGGTTTCGACAATGCAATTATTGGCTTTGACGAAAGTTCACAAAGGGCAATTTATAGCGTCAAGAAAATAATCAATATCTTAATGAAAGACGAACGTATGACTTACAACGATGCGCTCGAATGGTATCACCATAATATGGCAAACACCCGAATAAATAATAATAACGAACCTATTTACTGCAATGACGTAATACTATGACAACAAAAGAACTATTTGACCAACGCAAAGCCGACCATCGTGCTTTGTATGAAAGTATGAAACAATTTAAACGTGAGGCGAAAGCAGGAAAGCGAGGGCAACGACTCGGTGCTATGATTAAGTTTACCGACAAAAAGGGCGTTGAAAAAGACATCCTTTACATTCCTTATTCGCAATATACGAAAGTGACAACTAAAAAACTAAAGTAATCGGTTGCGTAGTTTAATTGACAACCCCGTAAGGTTGCAGGTAAAACAAGTTGTTAGTTTCTTATGCAGGTTCGAGTCCTGCCGTAACCACGAAATATGGACACTTTGCAAGTGTTGTAATCATTACTATGATGCACGGCACTATTCAATTTGCCCCATTTGTAACCAATAACAATGGACAAAGCAGTTAAAAAAAGTAAGTCAAAATCAATTGAAGTTCGTCAAGCCAATCGAGAGAAAACAAAAGACGAAATGCTCAAAGCACTTGAGGTGCATTTAGGCAACGTCACCGATGCTTGTAAGTACACTGGCATTGCGAGGGGTACGCATTACAAATGGATGCACGAAGACGATGACTACCGACTGCACGTTGAAATGATTGACGACATTATTCTCGACTTTGCCGAAAAGCAACTATTTACGCAAATAAGCGAGAACAACACCACTGCGACTATTTTCTTTTTAAAGACCAAAGGCAAACATCGGGGTTACGTTGAAAAGACCGAAGTCGATAATCGTGTAACAATTGAAAAGCCAATTATAATTGACTGGACACAACCAAACATTCAAGGCAACACCGAAGCAGAGTGAGGCGTTTGCACTTGCCGAGTCAAATAACATCCTGCTTTATGGGGGTGCAATTCGTGGTGGCAAGTCCTATTTTCTTATTCTTTATGCTTTTACGTTGGCGTTTAAATACCCCAAATCTCGGTGGTTGTTTTTACGTGAAAGTATGCCAACAATGAGAGCAACGTTAATGCGTTCGTTTCAAGAATTTATCGACAACGGCTTCCATCAATATATTCAAAACTTTAACCAACAGACCTACACCATCACGCTCAACAACGGGTCGCAGTTTCTTTTTATGTCGGAGTCATACGATACCGACAAAGACCTTAACCGATTTCGAGGTCTTGAAATTAACGGGGCATTCATTGACGAAGTAAACGAGATTCAAGAAGTGACCTTTGACAAAATTATTGAACGTGCAGGGTCGTGGTTTCACTCGCCCGACTGCCCGATTAAAATAATAATGACCTGCAACCCCACGACTAACTGGGTCAAACGCAGGTTCTATGACAAGTGGAAAAACAAAGAACTGCCCAAAGGACAAGCATACATACCTGCAAAAATATCGGACAACCCCTACATCCCCGATTCGTACATCGAGTCGCTTAAATCGATGCCACGCTACCAATACGAGGTGTTCGTTGAAGGTTCGTGGGATATGCAACTCAAAATGGGTGGGGAGTTTTACAAGTGCTTTGAACTTGACAAGCATATTGCACCGACCGAATACGACCCGACTCAACCCCTGCATATTTCGTGGGATGAGAACGTCAACCCGTACCTGCCGTGTGGCATCTTTCAAATCAAAGACAAGCATATTATAATGATTGACGAAGTCGCAGGGGTTAACCCACGCAACACCATTAAAGCCGTATGTAGTGAAATCAAACGCAAGTACCCGAACCATTCAGCAGGAATGTTCATTTATGGTGACGCAACTGCAAAGAAGCAGGACGTTAAACTTGAAAAGGGTCACAACTTTTACCATCTAATCACAAAAGAACTGGAAGAATTTAAACCACGTAATCGGGTGACCAACTCAAACCCAAGTGTTGCAATGCGTGGCAACTTTATTAACACAATACTTGAAACGGAACTCAACGGCATTAAGGTGACCATAGGCGAAAATTGTAAGATGACCATTAACGACTTTATTAATGTCAAAGAAAGTGCTGACGGGGGCAAAAATAAAGAACAAGAAACAGACCCGACCACAAAGGTGCGTTATCAAAAGTATGGTCACTTTACCGATTTGTTTGACTACTTCATTTGTTCAGCATTTGCCAATGACTTCAACCGATACCAATTCGGTATGCGTTCGGGTGGGTCGTATGAAGTGCCACAAATAAGGTCGGGAAGTCGCAACGGGTATTGATTTTAGTGGCTTAAATAAAGCACTTAAACTTGCTAAACAATTAACTTTGAGGGTATGTATCTACGACTCAAAGATTACGACCGACTTATTCAAGGTGACAACCTTACGCAAATTATTTCGCAGGACTCAAGCATCCGATTGTTGAGTGAACAAATGGCAATCGAAGAAGCAAGTTCGTACCTGCGACCGAAGTACGACATTGCCGAAGAATTTAACGACACCGAGCAGTTTTTGATGTCCTCCACTTATAGCGTAGATAGTCGTGTTAATTTGGAAGGATATACTTACTACAACAACTCAAATAGTTATGTAGTTGACGACATCGTATTCGCCAACAACGAGCAGGTGTATGTTTGCATTGCACCGACAACGGGAGTGTTTGACCCGAACGATTGGTTTTTAATCGGTAATAAGTCAGACCTTTTTTACGTTAAAGCACCATACCCGATGTTCAACTATCGCACTGGCAACTATAAGATAGGCGACCAAGTGACGTACAAAGACAAAGTTTACACGGCTCTCAAGCCATCGCCAAATATTACGCACACCGATTTGTTAAACGCTTTGACTTATGCAAACTTGCCACCGACAAACATATTACCCGATGACCCGAATTTAGGTTTATCATATTGGGGAGTCGGACAAGCGTACACGATTACGGGGGAATACCCAACCGATACAACGCTTTGGGTTAAGGGTGACAATCGAAGTCAGCAAATGGTAATGGTTATAATTGACATCACGCTCTATCATATTCATTCACGCATTGCACCCCGTAACATTCCCGAGTTACGAATTATAAGATACGAGTCAGCAAAGGAATGGTTAAACAAGTGCAACTTGGGTGACATAAGCCCCGACCTGCCGTTGTTACCCATTCAGTCGTTCAATCGTATTCGTTGGGGTGGCAATACCAAAACAACAAACATATACTAATGGTGGCGCAATTCGAGGGGTATGGAGCATTTGAATATTTAATATGCTTTACACTTGGCACTCACATAATGGTTAACTTAAACTAATGGCAAATAGATTTCAAAACTTTATTAGTAAGGTCGGCACTGGCATAAAAAATTTAGTTCCTGCACCGAGCGACATCACGCAATGGCAGTGGTACATACCACAACGCAAAAAGCCAAGTCCCGACAATCTCGATAGTTACATTGCACCCGTGCAATTGCAACGCTTTCGTCAAGACGTATTGACGTGGCGTAGCGCAATGTCGCAAAGCGAAAATGCGTGGTATCCACATAGAGTGGATATGCAACGAATGTATTACGACACTATTCTAAATGCACAAGTAACTGCGTGTATTGAAAAGCGTAAGAACTTGACGATGCTACGGGAGTGGTGCATTATGGACAAAGACGGCAACGAGAATGAGCAAGTTAACGCATTATTCAACGGGATTTGGTTTGACGAATTTATTAACTACACGCTCGAAGCAAAGTTATTTGGCTATTCACTTATTCGTATCGGTGACATTGTAAATGGTGAAATCACTGAATGCAATTCAATTCGTAGGCATAATGTGTCACCCGATAGACGCAACGTGACGCAATACACTTATTCAATTTCGGGGATTCCGTTTGACGACGAACCTTATTCGTTCAATCATATTTTTGTCAGCACTCCAAGTGACGTGGGTGTGTCGCCTTGTGGCTACGGCTTACTTTATAAGGTCGGCATTTATGAAATTATGATGCGCAACTTGATGGGGTTTAATGGCGACTACATCGAACTTTTTGGAATGCCTACACGTGTTGCAAAGACAAATAAAATGCAGGGCGACCCCGAGCGTTCACAACTTGAGTCAATGATGGAGTTAATGGGTTCACGTGGTTGGGCGATATTAGACCCGACTGACGAACTCGAATTTATTTCTTCGGGTGCAGTGGGTTCAAGCAACAACCCATACGAGAACCTTGAAAAGCGTTGTGCAGGTTTTATAAGTAAAGTGTTACTTGGTCACGCTGACGCTCTTGACTCAACGAGTGGCAAACTGGGTGCAACGCAGGGCGAGGAGTCGCCAACGACACAAGCACTTGAAGACGTGCGTTCGGTCGATGGTAAATTTGTCGAGAACGTAGTCAACAAGCAATTGATACCGAAGTTGCGAGGTCTTGGGTTTAAGATTCCCGATGGTTTCAAGTTTTGCTATATGAACAACGGGGAGTTGCTCGAGGCAAAGCAACGCACAATGGATTCTCAAAAGCAATTTGCTGACATCCTGCAAACATTAAAGAATGCAGGTTACGAAGTAGACGCACAATTTGTGAGTGAGCAGTTAGATATGCCTATCGAAAAAGTGATGTCGATAATGCCATTCGCCCCAATGAACAAACACACCGACAAGGTGCAAAGTAAATTGAACGAAATTTATGGCTAAAAAAATTAACATCAATTCACTGGCGAAAGCAATATACGAGGGCAAGGTTACACCGACCAACCTGCCCGAAGTCGTGTATCATTTCAACGCTGAAAAAATTGTTAATGGCATCTACAAAGGGTATGGCAAAACACTTAAAGACATTGCTTTTGACTCGCCCGAATATAAGATGCTGAACTCACTGCGAGAAAATGCCTACATATTTTCGGGCGCAAAGACCTTTCAAGAAACTTTGCTAATGACCGAAGCAATGACCGATGGCGACAACGTGCTTTCGTTTAATGACTTCAAAGATAAAGTTGAAAAACTTAACGTGCAGTTCAACGAGAACTATCTCGAAACTGAATACAACACTGCAATTGCATCAAGTCAAAATGCGAGTTCGTGGGAACGATTCGAGCAGGACGCTGAACAACTGCCTTATCTGACTTATCAAACTATTGGCGAGGCGTGTGAAATATGTTTGCCACTTGACGGCATAACGTTGCCCGTGAACGATTCCTTTTGGGATAAATATTACCCACCTAACCACTTCAATTGTTTTTGCATTTGCTTAAATAGTGACGATGACAACAACCTTACAAGTAAGGGTGTGCGTGACAATGAGATTGAGCGACTCGGTGACTTGGTTAGTGATACGTTTCAAATGAACACTGGCAAAAGTGGGCAAGTGTTTGACAAAGACCACCCCTATTTTGTCGTGCCTAAAGAATACAAAGATTTTGCAAAAGATAACTTTGGTTTGAAAATACCAAAACCCGATGACGAATAACTATGAAAAACTTACTTATAAACGAAGCAGTTAAAAAGTCGCTTGACGACCTTGCTAAACTTGAACTATTCAACTCTTATTTGTACCATCAATTGAGCGCAAGGTGTCAAGCGTTGGGTTTCTTTGGAGCATCTAAAAAGTACAATGCTGAAGCACTCGAAGAAATAAAGCACTACCAAGAAGTTGTTGACTTTATCAATCAACGTGGAGGACTTGTGGAAGCGCAACCAATAAGCACACCCGTGTTTGCTTACGAAACACTTGGCGACACTTTACGTTCGGCATTTGACCAAGAAGTATTGACCGAGAACGCATACAAAGAACTTGGTTCACTGGCGTTGTCAGTGAGCGACCACGTGACGTATCAATTCGTTCACGAAGTGTTAGAACATCAAGCCGAAAGCGTTGGCGAATATGCCGACCTTATTGCACGTTATAACTTAACGCAGGGCGACCCTTGTGCAATCTTATTAATAGACCAAGAACTTGGCAATCTTTAATCGATTTGAGTTTGAGAACATTGTCGCCAAATTAGAAAAGGCGAAAGTCGACCTGCCAAAGTTGGTTGCGTCTGACATTCGTAACTATTTCGTTAACTCGTTTAAGCGTCAAGGTTTCGATGGTCAAAAGTGGCAAGAAGTAAAGAGGCGAGAAAAGGAGAACCAAACGGCAAAAGATAAAAAACCGATATTGATACAAACGGGTCGGTTACGCAGGTCAGTGAATGAGTCGATTCGCAAAACAACGTGGGAAGAAATTGTACTTGGTATTGACACACCTTATGCAAAGTATCATAACGAGGGGACTGACCGAATACCGAAGCGTCAATTTATGGGGGACTCGAAAGAACTGCAAACAAAGATTCAAGCACGAATTGAAAAGGAGATTAAAAAAATAATAAAAACGCAAAGCAAATGATAGTGTACACAATTAAGGCAACCATTACAAAAGGCAACACACCTGCACTTGCATTTGGGGGTGGGTTGTTAGATGGTTCGGGTTTTGCAGGTTATGGTGTTAACGCTGACGATGTGATGCAACAAATAGGGTCGTCAATCAGTAACATTGCAGGGTTTATTTCATACGACTACAACGTGACCAACGGCAACACCTTTGACATCATAAGCGCAACGGCTACCTTTGACGACAACCTTAATGAAGCAAATATGTTTACTTGGTTGTACTGGACAACGGACACGGGAATGCTTTTCGTTTCATTCTTTAACAAGCAATATCAATTTGCAGGTAGTGGGGTGTGGTTATTAATGAAAGAACTTAAGACCCTTGCATCAACTTTGATAGGTGACGACAACACGCCATTGTTTAAGCATATACGTGTTTGGAACAACCAACTTGAACAAGAACGTGCTGACCCCAACAATCAATTGTCTTATCCAAAACCTGCATTGTTTATTGAACTTGCGAACACTTCCGACATTCAGCAAATGGGTGCAGGTGCGCAAATTTATAACGACCTGCGTGTGCGTTTGCATATCATACACGAACACTACAACGAATATACAAACGGCAATATCTTTGACGAAGACGTTAAGGTGTTCGACATTGCGCAACGTTTATACTATGCAATAAATAAATACGAGCCGAGTGGCGCAGTGGCTATGGTTCGCATTAACGAAGAACTTGACTTTAACCACGACAATCTTTACCATTTGGTGCAGGAATATGCTACGAACTTGGTTGACTTAACAAGGGAAGAACCACTTAACTTTGTACCTGCACCGAGTCCACTGGCTATCGACTTATCACTTAATATTAACCCGACATTTATACACTATACTTAAAATGGCACGTAGTATTCAAACCATCTTTAACGAAATCATTGCATCGGTTCAAGCAGACACGAACCTATATGACCCAAGCAACCCCGACCCAAATAAACGTGGGTTGACATCCACAAGCCGTGTGGCTATTTGGCGACTATGGGCGTGGATAGTTGCAACGGCTCAAGCATTACTTGAGCAACTTATTGATACCTACAAAGTCGAGATTGAAACCATTGTCGACAAAGCACCAAGTGGCAACGCTCTATGGTTGCAATACCAAGTATTCAAATTTCAATATTCAGCAACAGACCCACAAGTCATACAACTGGACACGACTTACTTCTTTCCTTATTACACTACTATAAGCGAGAACCAACGCATCGTGACGCAGTGCAGTGTGACGACCTTACCAAATAAGATTGTAAGCATTAAAGTTGCAAAGGGTGGCACTACACCGACACCCCTCGACTCAACCGAGTTAAGTGCGTTGACTTCTTACTTGTCTTACATCAATTTTGCAGGGGTTTATTTTAACTTAATCAGTGACGACCCCGACTACATTTATTTAGGTGTTGACGTTTATTACAATGGTCAGTTTTCAAGTGTCATACAAACAAACGTTGAACAAGCAGTCAATAGTTATTTGGCAAATGCAAACGCTCAATACTTCAACTACACTATTTACTTGTCAAAACTTGTTGACATCATTCAAGCAGTGAACGGAGTTAATGACGTGGTGCTACGTCAAGTTGAAGTGCGCCCTCATTTTACAAGCGTGGCAAATGCTTACACAATGGTTGACAACTATCAAACGTATATCAGACAATATAATCCTTATGCAGGGTATATGATTCCCGACACTGCAACTGGCAGGACTTTAGGCGACTCAATTACTTATATAATTAACAACAATTAAGATGGGTTTTTACGACATTGACTACAACGATTTGGTGTTTAACTTGACACCACAAACAAGACGAAAGCCACGTTTCATATCGTGGTTGGTTTCGTTACTTGCGCCACAAAAAAACGTGAGCGACTTGTTTTTTGATGTTTACGTAGGTGGGCAAACGTACCCGTATTTCAACCCATTTGTGACATCATACCCTAAAGGTACACGTGTGACGTTTTTGGGTGCTATTTACGAAGCACAAAGAGTTGTTACGGGGGGCGCATTACCTACCGACACAAACTATTGGTCTGTTATAGTTGCCGACTATCGAGGCGTTAACGAACGGGTGCGTTATAACTCGCAAAAGTTATTGCTTGAGTTTATACTTAACAAGTGGTTCAATACAACGTGGGCGCAACCCGATGACCCTATTAACCCAACACGTCCCGAAATTTACATCGATAGTAATTTAACCGATAACCAAGTTTTGACAAGTTACTTTAATGAGAATGCAGAGTCAAACGTTTACTATTATGACTCGTTAACTTATGCCTACGTTTTAAATAACTATACATTCAACCAACCTGCATTTAGTATATTTGTCCCACTTGCATTCTTTACTGCTTTAGGTGTGGACGCTGAACTGCAAATACGTGCAATTGCTGACAAGTACGTGATTGCAGGAATAACTTACGACATTCAAACTTATTAATATGAAAAAAATAGACACGCAATTTATACTTGCAAACACTGGGATGCCAATAAAAAGTGGTTCAATCGACCATATTTTTAACGCATTAAGTGACACGTGCGTTGCGACTTACAAGTCGTTAAACAATAACTATGACCCTGCACGTCCGAACGTGATGTACGGATGCGTTGACACGTCAACGGGTAGCACTTGCACCATCAGTGCAGGTGCAGTGATTTGGAACGAAGAACTTTTCTTTGTACCTGCGACATCGTTCTCGTTTACAAATGTACCCGTTGCAGTTATCTCAACAAGTTATGTACTGGGCGCAAATGCTGACCCCGTGCTTATGACTGACGGAGTTAATAGAAACGTTCACGCTATACGTACCATCGAAATTGTTGACGGGTCAAATGCAACACCAAACTACGTTGCTGACTTAACCGACTTTATTTATGGGGACGGCAAAAGTTTGCTCGAAGAACACGACTACACTGCAACGATAAGTACAACGTCACCAACGTTCACAACATTGCACACAATGACGATGGGACACGCAGGTCAAGTTTGGTTTTTATTCGACAACCAAATTACACCTGCAAGTGGTGGGGGTAATACGTACCAAGTACATTTTGAAATTGTAAAAAACGGAAGTATTCAAGTAAGTAAAAACTTGGGACTTTCAGCCAACGGGACACCTTGGGACTTTACAATGCAAAAAGTAATTGACGTTGAAGTAGGCGACACAATTTTGTTTCGTGCATACAATACACAAAACGCATCGGTTGGAGTTGTTGGGCGTTTAGTAACTCAAGCAAACAAGGTAAGCACTTAATACCCGTTCTTTGCGTTCTTTGGTCGCTTACGACTTTCGACTGGCATTTCATCAAATGTATCAAGCAATTTCTTCTTGACATCCTCCGACATCCTATCGACAAATTCCTGCAATGCATAAGAACTAACGTCACTGATGCTACGTTCTTTTAAATAAGCATACGCAGTAAGCATTTTTTTAACGTACGATGGTGGGTAGGTACGTATCATTCGCATTTTAATGTAATGCGATTTATCGGGGCGAGTATTGGACATTGATTATTGGTGGCTTAATTTAATACCAAATATAATACAAAAACACGTTAAACGTATAACTTTGACTTATGTACACACTTGACCCGAACGCACCCGAACCAATTATGTTATTGGATGAAATGATTGGTGCTGATAGTGACTTTCCAAATGAACCTTATATTGACGGCTCACTATTCGCAAAAGAATTGTTAATGCTTGACTCTATGGGTAAAAAAGTCATTAATATTTGGATTGCATCGGGTGGGGGTAGCGTGATAGATGGAATGAAAATTTACAACGCTATACTTCAAACCAAAGCAAAAGTAAATACCCACATCATTTTTGCAGGTTCTATTTCGGCAGTGATTAGTCAAGCAGGTCGTGAGCGCACGATGGCAGACTTTGGCAAGTTAATGTTTCACAACCCAAGTGGTGGTGACGAAAAGGGATTGAATGCTATTAAGGACTCAATCATTACAATGGTTGAAAAGCGTTCTAAAATGTCGTATAGTGACATCAGTAAAATGATGAACCGAACAACGTGGATAGGGTCAGACGAAGCACTTATGCTTGGACTTTGTGACACCATCGAATCAAGCGACTCGTTGAATAAACCAAAGATATTTGGCACTGACGTGACCGAAATGGTTAACGTTGCAAAGATGTACGTAAACAACGCACTTAAACCAATTAAAAACAATATGATTACTGAAATAACAAAAGCACTGGGGTTGTCTGACGATGCAACCATCGAAGAAATAGTTAAGGCAATTGTTGAATTAAAGAAAAGCGAAATTGAAGTCGAAGTTGAAAAAGAAATGGAAACGGAAGACGCAACTGAAGTTGAAAACAACACTGCAACTATTACAAACGAGAACGATACTATTTCGGCTTTGAACGAAGTTGTTAATAGTTTGAAAGCAGAACTTGACGCAATTAAGAACTCAACGAAAGTTGCTGAAGAAACTGCGAACAAGTCAAAAGCAATTGAACTTGTAAACAAGTACACTAACAAGTTAGGCAACGTGACTGACGAAGTAAAAAATACTTGGGTTAATAAAGCAATTGCTAACTACAACGAAACTGAAACAATGCTCGAAGCGTTGCCGTTAAATTTCAAAGCACCAAGTGTTGAGAGTGTAACAAACAAAGCAACCGAAGTTGAAGTGCCAACGACTGCATTATACCTTTCGGCAAAGTTGAAAAACGAATTAAAAAAACAAGGGCGCAAAATATACCTTGCATAAATCAATAAATAATTATACACTTTAAAAAAACAAACAAATAGCAAATGGCTTTAGTTATTAATGACACGCAGTATGCAGGAACATTCGCCTCATACTTTTGGTTACCTGCTACATTCTCAATGGACACTATCCAAAAGGGAATTGTATACGTGCAGGACGGCATCAAAAAGAAACACACAATCGGACGTGTAGATTTCACAAACCCATTACAACCAAGAACACCGACACCAACGTCAAGTGGTACGTTCACGGTTGATGGTCGTACATTATACCCACAAGATATGATGTGTTACACTGAATTTAACCCACGTGACTACGAACAGCACTGGTTAGCAGAACAACTATCTCCAACGTTGTTAGCACGTGAGTTACCTATCACGGCAGAAAACTATATGATGCAAATTGCATTAAATAGAACTTTTGAAAGCATCGAAGGTGAGTTATGGATGGGGTCAACTGACTACCAAGGAAACTACGCAGTTGGAACACCACAATATCAGTGGCAGTTCTATGATGGTTTCTTGATGAAAATGGTTGCTGACAATGACGTGTTGCGCACTGCAACTCCCGAAGTTGCGCTTAC